GTGCCTAACCGCTTCCAACGCGAGCGTGACGCTTTCGTGATCGATCCAGATTACGCAAAGATGACCGTGTTACGCCCATACCAACAAGTTGAGTTGGCAAAGACTGGCGACGCTGAGAAGCGTATGCTTATCGTTGAGTGGGGTCACAAGGTGTTGGCTGAGAATGCCCACGGCATTGCTGCTGACTTGATCACTTCTTGATCTAACTAGCGAAGGGTCTGGGGCAACTCAGACCCTTTTTTACATGAGCGAAAAAAGACTATTTAACACAGACGAAGATCAGGGAATAACCCGTTACTTCCACTACGACGAAGAGACAGATCAGGCAACGATTCAGACACAACAAGATGTGACTGCGATCATTGAAGAGAATAAACAAGAGTACGCACAGGTTGATGAGCGTGCTCGCTGGAGTGAGTGGAACAGAGTTGCCAGCATCCCTATGTCTATTTACTTTCAGCTCAAGGCTGAAGGCAAGCTAGATGACCAAGCGTATATGAAGCGCTGGTTAAATGATCCCGAAAACAAATACTTCAGAACTAGATCAGGACAAGTATGACCCAAAACTACATTGCGGTATGCACACCAGCGCGTGACATGGTTCACGCAAACTTTACCTTCTGTATGGTGAACATGGTGGCGTATCACACGATCAACACAACTGATGCGGTGTCCTTGAAGATTATGCAAGGCACACTCATTCAGAACCAGCGTGCTGATCTGTGTCTAGACGCAATGAGAGAGGGCTGCACCCATGTGCTATTTATTGACTCCGACATGACCTTCCCGCAGGACATGATCGAGAGACTATTGGCGCATGACTTGGACATCGTGGCAACGAACTGTGCAAGGCGCAGGATGCCCACAGGACCAACCGCACAGCGCTATGGCGAGAATGGCGAGAGAGAACTCATCTACACAATGCCAGAGTCAACTGGCATCGAGGAAGTTGGCTCAATCGGTATGGGCGTGATGCTTATCAAACGCAAGGTCTTTGAGGCGTTAACTGAACCTTGGTTTGAGACTCCTTGGCGTACTGATAAGCGCGGGTATATTGGAGAGGATGTTTTCTTCTGCCGTAAAGCACAGGCTGCTGGCTTTAAAATCTACATTGATCACGATGTGTCAAAGCAAATTGGGCATATCGGGACTTTTGAATTCAAACACGATCACACTTGGGTGATGCGTGATCTTGAGAAAGCAGAAAAGGCTGAAGATGGCGCTATCAACTTACGCTGAACTGAAGACCTCGGTCGGGGACTGGCTTAACCGCACAGACCTGACGACTGCTATCCCTGACTTCATTAGTCTGGCAGAGGCTCAGATCGAGAGAAACTTGCGCACCAGACAGATGATCGTGCGTGCTACCGCGTCGATCACTACCGAATACTCGGCAGTACCTGCTGACTTCTTGGAAGTCAAGTCTTTCAAGCTCGATACCAATCCAGTCACACCATTGGGGTTTGAGACTATCGACTCAATGGACACCTTGGCGGTTACTTATCGCTCGGCTGCCAAACCTATATTTTTTACGGTTGTGGGTGAGCAGTTTCGCTACCTACCAGAACCAGATACCGCATATACAGGCGAATTGATCTATTACGCAAAGTTGAGTAAGTTATCAACCGCGAACACAACAAACTTTTTACTAACTGCTGCACCCGATGTTTACTTGTACGGTGCTCTCATGCAAGCAGCACCGTACCTGCAAGATGATGCGAGAATTGCTGTATGGGCATCGATGTACCGAGCTGGTCTAGAAGAGGTCACGCAAGCAGATGATCGCAGCTCTTCAACTGGCGGTGTATTAGTTGCACGCGCAAGGACTTTGGGATAACAAATGCTAGTAACCACTACAAAAGGTGAGATGGATGTCTCCTTGCTGGAGAAGCGAGAAGGCACTATCGACAACGACAACGAGACGACAAGCTGGGTGGAATATTGGCTAGAAGGCGAGCTTGTGCATCGCTCAGTCGATATGACCTTAAAACGCAATGTGACTGGTGAAGCAGTCGCTCAATCTTTAAGTTAAGGGAAATATCATGGCTAACACGCAAGCAATGTGTACAAGTTTTAAGGTTGATTTACTCAACGCTGTACACGCATTTTCTACCAGCGTACCAGCTCACACCGCATCGACTGCCGACACCTTCAAGGCTGCCTTGTACTTGGCATCTGCAACGGTTAACGCAACGACGACTGCTTATTCTGCAACTAACGAGGTATCTGGCACAAATTACACGGCTGGCGGTGTAGCGGTGACATTTGGTACAGCGCCAAGCTCTACCAGCACAACGGCATTTGTTACGCCATCGGCATCGATTGCATATACAACTGTCACCCTGACAACTGCCTTTGACGCTGTATTGATCTACAACTCAAGCCAATCAAACAAGGCGGTCAGCGTGCATACCTTTGGCAGCCAGACAATCACGGCTGGAACATTCACCTTAACCATGCCGACGAATGATTCAGCCACAGGCTTGATCAGACTCGCTTAGTAGGGAGGCAGCACAATGGCTGCTTATGGCTCTGGCAGATATGGCTACGGGGCGTGGGGCTTTGGAGAGGGTCGTGCTGCACTAACAGGCAATGCGTCAACTCTCAATATTGGAACGCTCCTTGTAAATATATCAGAACAAGAAGACGGCAACATTGCCACAGGTAATGTTGGCTCTGTCAGCGTATCCAGAACCATTGCTCTAACTGGCAACTCATCAACCCTATCGCTTGGCACGCTATCTTTAGACGAGAGAAGTTTTGCCGTTACAGGCAACGCTTCTACACTATCGCTTGGCAGCGTTACAAACGGCATAAGTATTGAGATAATTGGCAATGAGATAACCTGCTCTGTCGGATCAATAATTTGGTTTGCTTGGATCGCTATTCCAGATACTCCAGAGACTTGGACGGCAATCGCAGACAATTCAGAAACATGGACGCAAGTCCCACAATGAAGGTGAACTATGGCAGATACCACAACAACCAACCTATTACTTACTAAGCCCGAAGTTGGGGCTAGTACCGATACATGGGGTACGAAGATCAATACCGATCTGGACTCGGTAGATGCGCTCTTTGCAGCAGCAGGTACTGGAACATCGGTAGGTCTTAATATTGGTAGCGGTAAGACTTTAACGCTTGCTGGCACAGTCAAGTTTGCTGGATCAACATCAGGCACTACGACGGTCGCAGCAACTGCCGTTGCTGGCACTACCACTTTGACTCTACCAGCAGCAACCGATACCTTAGTTGGTAAGGCAACAACGGATACTCTGACGAATAAAACTCTAACTACACCAATCATTGCTACTATCAGCAATACTGGTACTCTGACCCTGCCAACATCGACAGACACCTTGGTAGGACGGGCAACTACGGATACGCTGACCAATAAAACTTTGACCACGCCAATCGTATCAACCACAATAGGCGTTGGTGGTGCTACACCGTCTGGCTCTGGTTCTGGTATTACTTTCCCCGCAACCCAATCAGGATCAACTAACGCTAACACACTAGATGACTATGAAGAAGGTACTTATACGCCTTCTATACAAAACTTTACTGTTGGTGGCACAACCACTCTAACAGGTTCATACACAAGAATAGGCAACCTTGTTAGTTTTAATGTAACTTTTGTAAATACTGGAACTATTGCTCATTCGGCAAGTGCTTTAATAAGTACTCCATTTAACTCAGGATTGATTAATAGTGGCGCAATCAATATGTGGATAAATAGCAATGGTTACTCATTTAACTCAAACCAATCAGGAACTCAATTAAATACTGGAGAAACAAATTTTGATAGATTTTTTGTAGGTAGTTTTACAACAACATCTGCTGGTCAACAATTATTGTTTGCTGGTACTTATCGCATAACACCTTAATTAGATTATTAATACAGACATAACGAAAGGAAATCAAAATGTCTCTAACAAAAGAAATGGTCATTGACCAAATTACAATATCAGAAAGAGGTTCTATTATTTATCGTGAGGCAACACGCATCATGGAAGATGGCAATCAAATTAGCCAAACATATCATCGTGTTTGTCTAATTCCGGGTCAAGACCTAACAGGTCAACCAGCCAATGTTGTGGCAATCTGCAATGCGGCATGGACACCAGCAGTCATAGCGGCTTATCAGGCTTAAGTGGCGGCACAACAAGAAGCAAATAGAATATCACAATAACTCGACTAAATACAGAATAACATAGGAAAATATTTTGGCATATCTTGGCAATCAACCGGTAAGTGGCGCAATTAGAAGTCAGTTCTTTTCAGGAACAGGCTCAACCAC